AATGGAATACAGCAAACGATGCTTATGAAGCAGATTTAGCAGCGCAGATAGCCGCAGTTGAAGCAAGACAAGGAGGTGGAGACTAATGCCCTATGTCGGCAAAAATCCTGTCAGTGGCGGGTTTCACAAATTAGGAAACCTTACTGCCTCTGCTACAGCAACCTACGCTTTGACGCTAGGTGGCGCAGCATACTTTCCTGAGACAGCTAATCAGCTTCTTGTTAGTTTGAATGGTGTGATCCAAGCCCCGCAAGACAGCTTCACAGTCAGCGGCAGCAACCTTGTATTCGACAGCGCACTTACATCGAACGACAGCATCGACTTTGTTGTAGCTTTGGGCGATGTGCTGGGTGTGGGCAGCGTTACTGATGGTGCTATTACTACGGCTAAGATTGGTAACAATGCTGTTACATCTGCAAAGCTGGCAACAACCATAGCTCCTACCAACCTAGAAACAACCGCTTCATCATTTAAAATGACTGACCTTAGTAGCAATGCGTTTTATCGCACTGGTACTTTTGTTCCGCATTGGTCATCTGGCAATGTTACTGTTCCATATGAAACTAATGTGTTTACGGATGCGTCATATGCAGTGCAAGCGGGGTCGTATCTTAGGATAGGAAATTTAGTTACTGCTAATATTAACTTGAAAATAGATTACTCTGCCACAGCATACGCTAATGGTGGGGCAACAGGTCAGCAATTAACTATTTATGGTTTGCCTTTTAAAGTAAAGAATGTGTCAACTTACACCCCTATGTCAGACAGTGTATATTTTAATTTAAGTGCGCAAGGTTGGGAAAAATATAATTTTGTAGGATACGGTTCTACAAATAATAAAATCCTAGTATTTAACTTCTCTAATACCAACGGTTCGGTAGGTCCTTTGAATACAAACCACGTTTTTCACGGCACACAGGCACATGATTCTCAAGTTATTGTGCAAATAACTTACGAAACTGACGAGGCATAGGAGACAGATATGGCACTTATAAAATTAAAACCGGCTGGTCTGCCTAGTGGTACTATATTGCAAGTTAAACAAAAGGTACAAGCAGGTCAGGAATCCCCTACCAATAATGAAACTTTTGAGGATATTACTGGTTTAACTTTGGATATTACGCCTACCGCTACAACTTCTAAAATTCTGGTTCAATGGTCTGTAAATTTCTACGCTGCTGCATCTACTGGTGTGGCTGTAGTACCTATTCGTGATGGTACTACTAGGTTTTATTTTAACACAGCTAATCGTCCATATGAATTCTATGGTCAAGGTGTTGGTATACACGGCAGAATTACTAACCAGTATTTAGATTCTCCAGCAACAACTTCATCAATTAATTATCAAATGCAATCTAACTTTTCTGCTACTGCTAGTTCACATATTGGAACCGACAGTTTTCCAATGACGCTAACTCTGATGGAAATCGCTGGCTGATGAAAATTACAGCCGCATCAGTTCAAGCTCAGGTTGACACTCACGAAGCAGTGTGTGCAGAGCGTTGGCGTGAAACCATCCTGCGTATCAAACGCATCGAACATATTATGATTGGTTCTGCTGGCACTACAATCGTATTGCTATTGAGCGTTGTAATGCGAGGCTGACATGGTAGTTGCTGAGGTGCTAACTGGTATTGCGTTAGTCCAGCAATCCGTCAAATTTATCAAAGAAAATATTAGCACTGCTCAAGACATTGGGCAGATAGCCAGCCAGATAGATGATCTGTTTGCTGGTGAGAAACAGGTGCAGCAAGCTAGAGCCAAGAAATCTGGCAGTGGTTTGGGCGATCAGTTTGGTGTTGATACTGTAGCTAAAGAAATGATTGACGCTAGGCTGGCTGCTGAACAGCTACAAGAAGTAGCTACTATGGTTGATATGCGCTTTGGTCATGGCACTTGGGCTGGGATTATAGCTGAGAGAGCCAAACGTATCCAAGAGGCTAAAGAAGCAGAGGCTGTAGCCAGACGCAAGAAGATACAAAAGGATAGAGAGTTTGAGGAGATGATGAAGCAAGCTGTCCTTGTTGGAGCTATCATTCTTATAGCGGTAGGCTTGTTTGTTTTCCTGATGGTTAGTGTAGCAAAGGCGTTTGTCATATGATTAGTGTTGAGCAGTTTCTTAAATGGAAAGTCTTGCCAAGATGTATGATGCTTGCATCTACAGTTATGTCATGGCGTTGTGCTGAATGGTTCATGGAATTGGATGCACCTACTGCCAGTCAGTCAGCGTTTGTATCTGTAGTTATGGGCGTGATGACAGGTGTGTTTGGCATCTGGATGGGGCATGAGCATAAAGGTGAAACCAAATGAAGAATGCAGCTACAAGACTGAACGAGGCTAGTGAAGTTACCATACCCCTACGCAACTTGATTAGCATGATTGCTTTTACAGCCGTGAGTGTTTGGGTTTATTTTGGTTTGACAGAGAGAATATCTTTTTTAGAACATAATCTTGAGTTGACTATGCAAGAGGTAGAAGAGAACGATGATTGGATCGACAAGTTTGAGCCACCGAAATCTGTGCAAGACACTGTTGCAAGAGTTCACGATTTAGAAATTGAGATAGCTAGAATAAAATTATTGTTAGAGGCTAAGTAATGATACAAGCATTGATTGGGCCGATTGCATCACTAGCTGGTAGCTGGATGGAATCTAAGGTCGAGCAAACCAAAGCCAAAGGTAAGGTTGCTCAAGCTAAAGCAGAGGCAGAAGCAGAAGTAATGAAGGTGGCTGCTACTCATGAGGCTGGTTGGGAAAAGATTATGGCTAAGTCCAGCGACAATAGCTGGAAGGATGAAGCTTGGACAATATTGTTTATTGTTATTATTGCTATGTGCTTTATTCCTGTTACTCAACCTTATGTTGAGCGTGGCTTTACGGCTTTGGATGGTACACCTGACTGGTTTCAGTACGCAGTTTATGCTTCAATAGCTGCAAGCTTTGGATTGCGCGGCTTGAAAGGTATAAAGAAATGAAACTATCAGAGCATTTTAGTCTTGAGGAAATGACCAAGAGCCAGACAGCTTTGCGGCGTAACCTTCCTAATACGCCCTCAGAAGCTCATACAGAGGCGTTGATTCTTTTGTGTGAGAATGTACTAGAGCCAGTGCGAAGCCACTTCAGCATACCGTTTACGCCCAGCAGTGGCTATCGCAGTGCCGAGCTTTGTGTTGCGATAGGTAGTTCTGTCTCCAGTCAGCATGCAAAGGGCGAAGCTGCTGACTTTGAGGTGCCATCTATATCTAATCTTGAGTTGTGTACTTGGATTATTAACAATCTAGATTTTGATCAGATTATTCTTGAGTGTTATACTGGTGGTAATACAGGGTGGGTACACTGTAGCTACAAGGCAGAAGGTAATCGTAAAGAAGTTCTCACATACGATAAAGAGAATGGTTATCGTAAAGGCTTGCTAACTTAAAATGGGCCAGCCGTAATTTGGGAAACGGCTGACCCACTAGCAGGCGGAGAACTAATCAACCTGCTTTAAAATGGTACATCTTCTGATGGCTGTGCGCTAGTGACATTCTCATCTTTGATGTTGTCGCCAAACTCAGGTATCTCATCGTCTATTGGTTTAGGCTTGTACTCTGATACCTGCAAAGACATGTAAGCATTGTCACCCTTCATCTCTTTCCAAGATGCAATCTTCCAATCTTGGTGCAGCCCATCAAGTGGGCCACTGTAGTCAGGTGCTTTTTCATTGCCCTTCTTATCGTTAGGAAATAAGCATCCTATCTTTTGGAATACTTCGATGCGCTTTGTGCCATCTCTGGACTCAGCCATAATGAGTGCTACTTGTCCGTCTTCTCCCATAACATTAAGCTTGCCCTGTAGTATAAGCTGTTGCTCAGGAAAGGGTTTGAAGGCTGCGCCTCTGTTGGTGTTATCATACTCAGTCATTGCTGTTCTCCTTTTTTGTATGCTCTTGTAAGAGCCATAATATTTTTTCTACCTTATGCTCAAGGTTAGTGAGCCTTATTTTTATTTCTTCTAAATGCAAAACAAACTTTGAAGAAAACATTAGTCATCCCTCCATATTCTATGATGATTGAGGTTCTCTCTTCTAGTAACAATCTTTATATCCCATGCTTTTGCAGCTTGTCTTATAGCTGCAACAAAGCCAGTACCGACAACAATGCTGTCTCCTTTCTTCATACGTTTTAAGATACTGTACTTTGATCCATATCCATTTGGCATGGGTACGTCTTTTTCAATTTCATATCCTTCCATTACCACTTCTCCTCTGGTGGCAATCTACCATCGTCATCAAGCTTAACGCTCTTGACCTTTGTTACCTTGGGGTTGGGCATGCTAGCTGAGTTACCGTCATCATCTTCTGATGGCAGTCCGAATGCAGACTGCAAGCCATAGCGTTTAGCATATGTGATACCGCTGCCCATCTTCTGTGGATCGGTAGGGTCTTTGACTAGAACAGGTGTGCGTCCAGTTATATACTCGCCCGACTCGTGCATAACAATTGTAGTTACAAAGATGTGATGCTCATTAAAGTCAACAGGCTGTGTAAATGTAAGGCCACACTTGCCAGCCTCCACTCTGACAGTCTCAATAACTTCTTCAAGACTGGCATAGTTTGATTTGAAGAATGGATTTTTTGCAGTCTTCTTAGCTGCCGCTCCAGTGTTGTGAAACTGGATGAGTGCTTTGGTTATGTTCTTTAGTTCCATCTTAGTTCTCCTTGACTGTGATGCGTAATGATCCGCGCTTATCGCGTTTGATGGCTAGAAGATCACAGTATACTTCTCGCTCATCGTCACCAACCATAGCTTTGAGGTCAGACTTGGCTGACTCAAATAGCTTTGCTGATTTCTCTTGTTCAATGTAGTCATGGCATCGGCTGATAAATTGGTTGTCGCTTGATGCGTCACGCTTGGTCATGCCATCGACTTTAATTTTATCTATAGATACAGGTGGCACTTCGTTGTCACCGAAAGGGCGTGTGTCTTCAGTGACATGCCCCCAGAATTCTTTGATGTATACCTTCATCTTCTCTATGTAGTCCCAATCCTTTGAGACATACACGCATTCCCAGCGTCTGTTGCCAAAGATAACTGATAGGTAGCATCCGTCAGCTTGTGCTAGCCACATATAGAATTGCATCTGAGGCATATACATTTTGATGCAAGACTCCATCTTGTTCATCTCGTATGTATGCTTGCACTCAAGAATATTTATTTTATCGTTAGGGTCTTGCAGCTTGAGCATGCCATCAACTTGACCCTTGAGTGGTATGTTGTACCAGTTGAGTGTGAACTCGTGCTGCTCGTGTGTAACTTCAGCTTGCAGATTATCTTTGAACCATTCGATGTTAAATGATTCAGTATGTATGCCAAGCTGTACAGCTAGGTTTGTAGATAGATCATCGGGTTCAGATCGTGCAGTCTTCTGCTCCCATAGTGATACCCAATCACCATCCATGATGCGGCGCATATCTGAGCCGCCAAGAAATCCAATCCTGTTCATAGTAGTTCTCCTTTTGATTTATTATACTGCAACTATGCAGTTAGTTCAACCTTCTTTCTTTCTAAAGCGTTAAGCATTAACTCCCTTCGTCTTAGTCTCCACTTGATATGCTTGTGAAACTCTGAGTATGCAGGCCAGAAAGTGGTAGTCTCGGATACCTGCTTGATAGCGTACTTAACTATGTCGGCTGGATACACTGACAGTTCATTAGCTATAGCTTGTATTCGCATTGCATGATCGTCTGATGACTCACCTGCTGGCTTCACCACCAGCGCAGCCAGCAGCGTGAGGTCATCGACTAACATTTCTTTAGGCATGGGAACCATAGCTTGCATAACTGTAGCTATACATTTGTTTACGTCATCAACCGATGTTGATTCTATTCTGTACCCACTGACAATAATATCTACGCTATCATCCTTGAAGCTACTGCGACTAATCTCTACTACCTTGCAGCCTGTTGTGCATTCTAGCGAAGTGAGAAGCAGACTGTCGACTCTGGCCGGATTGTTTACCTGTAGCATTCGATCCAGACCTGCCTGTATTTGATCGCCACTCAATATGATTTGAACACCAGTATCTGTAGGCTCTGTCGAAGGACGCAAATTTTTTGCCTGTTGCTTGATGGTAGTTAACGAACTTATCTGCTTGAGCGACATGATCTATAGCCTCCTTGTGTTTAGCATCTATGGATTTGCAAAGGTCATCGCTTGGAAACCATCCATCTGGAACCTGACCCTTTGTATTCTTTGTTTCCTTATTGGTTATTGATAGGTTAGTGTTGCTGTCTGCAACAGGGGTGTTGCTCTCTGCAATAGGGGTGTTGCAGTGTGCAATATCTTTTGGGAATATTATGTATCGTGTTGACTTGCCTGTGTGTCCACGATCTCTAGTTAGGTAACCGTGATCTTCTAGCCAGTGCAGCTTGCGCGTTACTGTAGCTACAGACATAGCAGTACGTTGTGATAGTCGGCTGAGACTAGGCCAGCATAGGTGCTTGTCTTCATCTGCATGATCTGCAAGCACAACCATTAGCCATTTTGCATAGCAGTCAGGTATCTCTGACTTGATTGCCCTCGCCATTAGTAGGAATGCCATCGTAGTTCTCCTTCAATAATGGTGCTATCTTTTCTTCAAAGAGATCACCATCAAAGATGATTAGTGTTTTGGGTTTACCTTCCCTGCGCTTGTAGAACAGCACATCTCTAACTACAGTAAAGGGATTAGGAAAATTTGATTTGTCTCGGTATTTTACTTCGACCACCAAGGCGTTTTGTCCAACTTCCCAGATGATGTCTCCGCTATACTCGCCTCCCAACGCTCCGCTGAGAGGTTGCCTCTTCGCTTTGAACCCGAGCTTTTGTAACCACTTGACGAATGCTCGCTCATGGTAGTCTCCTTTTGCGCGACTCTTGCTTGCCATGTGTCTGCCTCATAACAATCAATACAGATTGTGTGATAGGTTGGTGGTTTTTCTGTAGCTAATATGCATACAAACCAAGGGGTCTTATCATTGCAAGCATCGCATGGGTATGCTTCACCTACTTTATCGTAGAGTCTTTTTTTTATGGACTTTGATCGTAAGGCCAAGTGCATCTAACCAACATGCAAACAAGAATCCAGATGGTACTCGTTTGTGTTGTTCCCATTTGTGTATTAAAGATTCAGCGCATCCAATTTTGTAAGCTAAATTTTTCTGAGTCAACTTTTGTTTTGTTCGATGAACAACAAGTTGACTAATAACATACTGATATGTATCAGTAACTTCAGTCTCTACTTTGTAGTGCTGAAAGTTTTTCAATAGCTTCACTAACTTTATTGGCTGTATCGTAGCGTAAATCTTTGCCTAATCTTGCACGATAGAAGGTAGAGTCAGGCACTCCGGCACAAGCAAAAGCATCCTTGAGTTTGATATGTAAGTGCGCTGACTTGTCTACTAATTGTTCCATGTATGTAATCATGCAGCCAATATGCTTGCAAGATTGCAGTCATGTCAATGGTCAAAATTCTGTAGACCCTTTCTCGTATTCACCAAGGCTTGACCAGCCACCAACTACATGTGTTTCTCTGGGATAATAGTGACCAGTGTCTTCTTCAGCCACATCATCAGCGAATGCATTGTCAGGAAGCATTGCATTATTTAATTGCCAACCTTTTTTGTTACGCTCAAGTTCTATGTTGTATCCGTGGTTGATACTTGATAGTGGCTTGTCTTCTTCGCGTTGGTATCTACCATTTCTAGGCATCATCTTCTTCCTTGTAAAAATCTTTGCCCCACATTATAAGCTGGCCTCTACCAGACTTACCTTTTCTTTTGCGATGATCAACAACTATCAACCCTTTTTCTTTTAATGATTTAAACCTAGCTGTAACTGTGCTGTATCTAAGGTGATCCAACCTATCTAATACGTCATCCATAATGCAGCCACTGTCAGTGAATGTGCAAATAGCATAGTAAACTTTTTTCTCCATGCGAGTGACATCAAGTGAATCAGCAGCATCATGGCTAGTGCTTGGGTCACGGCTGCGGGCTAGTTTGAACGCTGGTGTGTCAAACAAATCATCGGCTATTTGTTTGCCTTGTTCGATAACATTCATTGTAGTTCTCCTCTTGGTGGTTTTATAAATTTGCCTGTGTCTATGACAGGCGTTTTTGATTGGCATTCAGACTCGATAATAATTTTGCCACTTGCTGTTTCAAAATCAGTCATCATATCCAATGCTGTTTCGATAGCATCGTCTTCATCTTCAGCGTACACAACTTTGTAAACTGTGTACTGTGTCATCCATTTGAGATCATCACTTTTGCAATGAGTGCAAGTATCTCGTTCAGAAAACATTTGATTGTTGCATTCTTTGCACTCAAGGAACTCCTCGACTGTGCGTCTGCCAGTTATATCAGTACGGAATATCATCGTTCAAATCCTGTGGTGGGTGGGCTGCTTCCCATGCTGCTGTCGCACGTTCAATAAACTTTTGCTTTTTGAAGCGTGGATTTGTAGCTGCAAGGTTGTCAGCCATGGTTAAGATTGCAGTAGGCCAAGGCAGTAACGGTGCTATATTATCTGCAAGGTATTCAAAGTGACGCTGTTGCATGAGTGGCATTACTTTATCTCCTTCAAAGGTGGACGATACGATTGATCCTCGTTTGCATCACGATCAAGAACCTCAGTGTATGTGTCATACACTTTGTCGATAGCCCACTTGCATTGGCTAATAGTGGTAGCAAACTCAGACTGTTCGTCATGGCAACGATCATTAAGCAAATCAATAATCTGTTTAGCTTCAGTGATCTGATTGATGAATGATATCTTCATTATGTTCTCCTTTTTGGTTACCGTCAGTATCTGAAATGGAACCGTGTTAATGAATCAGTAAGCGACACCGCCCCTCGTATCGGGCGGGGGCGGTGACGCGAAACGATTAGACTGAATGCCAGTTGTGTTTCTTGAACACCTTGGCTAGCTGATTGTTACGCAAGCGTTGCGTGTTAGCTGGTGAGTTAGACTCGTCTGTGTGACTAGCCCAATAGGTGCAAGCATTGTACAATGCCCACTTATTGCTGCCTAGTTTAGCTTTGTCTGCATACCAGTAGCCCATCAGTCGCTCAAGCTGACGCTCATTCCATTTGAATGTGCTAGTTTTGTTAGGTGTGCGACACATGCTGTGTTTGAAGAACATCTCAGCCATCTCATCATTGACATGAGTTAACATCCAAGATTGATACACATCTTTTGTATTTAGAAATGCCTCAAGCCCTGCTTGTATCTTGGCTGCGCTGCCTTCTACATTGACATTGGTTGTATGCTTTGCCCATGTATTAGCTACAGTATCAGCATGTGTGCATCCATTGAGACACCACAAACGCAAGCCGAATGCTGATTGTTGGAATGCCCAGCTACTATCGTATGAGTTAAAGAACTGGACGCGGAACCTTACATAGTCACCGACTGCTGGCTCCATTACCAAATCACTGAAGTCAATAGTGCCTCGTAGCTTGGCACCGTTATCAAAGATTTCAATTTTTGTATCGTAATCTTTAGATACATTTGATTGACTGACAGCATCCATAACTGAGTTGACTACATCATCATGCTTGATTGCTTTGTACTTAGAGCCATGAACACCAAGCACTTCATTGGTATCAGTGCGTACAATACAACGAGCCATTGACTCTGGTACATTGTGATAGGTTGGGTCATTGTCTTTGATAGCTGCCAAGTTCCAAGTCTCTACTGGGAACGACCAGCAATCTTCTACTAGGCTATTGCCTATAACTGTTACTCCATCCATTGTTAGTTCTCCTTATGAATGATGGCGCAGTATTACGCCGCTGATTATCACAACTAATGAGAACATCAGTAGTGTGATATGAATGTAGAACCCTGCGTCAGTCACAGGATTCAATGCTGAACATATGATTGTCATCATAAATCCAATTCCGATTAAGCTATTTGCAATCATGTTAGTTCTCCTTGTTGCATACTTGCAGTATAAACTATGTATTGCAGAGTGCAATACGTAAGATTAAAAATTTGCTATTGAGTTGCTTGAAATTGCGCGGCGCAATAGTCAGCCGTGATCGGAGACCGCCTCCGGCGGTGGCGTGTATGACAAGCTCCATAATGAGCATAAAAAAAGCCCCGCAGCCGAAGCTGCGAGGCGAGATGCTGTAGGTTATGATGCTTTGCGTGCTTGGTACGCTGCTTCTAATGCGTCCATTGCATTCGCTGATGCCTCTGATTTGTGATGCTCATCAGGAAATAACTGCTGCGAACACTCTGTTAGCAGTTGCTTTAGCAGCTCGTTGCATTCCAACTGTGTCTGCTGCCATTCGATGTCGCGGTTACGCTGTAGAATCTTGTCGTTATCAAGGACAACACCGTGTTCTTTGTGTTCGATGTAGTCGTTAAGATTCTCATCTTGCAACTGCTCAATCTTCTTGTTCTTTGAGTTCGTGTTCCAGTCAACATCATTGATGAATTTGTTTACAAAATACTGAAGTGTTGATTGGTGTGTACGATCAGAAAGTGTGAAGACACGATTGAGGTCTTGTGCGAAACCGTTTTTGTTTGATTGCTTAGTCATCTTAGTTCTCCTTTGTGATACCGAGACCCTTCTCGGCTTATGCCCCATCCAGATCATGGCTGTTATCAAAAGGCAAGTCAGGCTCGGGCGGCATTGGATGATCGCCTACAGCCCGCTTGCGCGATAGCGCATGATAAGCGCGGGCTGTTAGTCAGCTTATGAACAGATCGCCTCTATGCGATATGAGCATAAGCTGGCGTGGCGACCACCAATGGGCGAGACTTGCCTTTGGATGGCAGTTATGATGTGGATAATGGGGCTTGCCGAGAGGGGGATCGGTATCTAGCAAACAAAGGGGAACGCGTAGATGACTTGCAATCAATTTACAAAAACGAGTGTAGCGCGAGGCATCAAGCGTGGCTTCACAATAGCTGATCCTTTCATTGGTGCTGTGTATTGGTGAAAATACCCACGTGTATTGAGCGTGTTTCATGCGCGATGTAACGTCCGTCAGTGATGGGATCAACAGATCACATCTCTGTCGCAACGGCCATCTGGCGCATGAGTATGCCACGCTCATTGCTTTGTTGCTGCGATGTGTTGCAACGAGACAGTCGATGCTACCCTTAGCAATCGACAGGCTAGTGGTTAGTGGCTAGGTGTCTAAATTGTGCGGTTGACAAGCCGAGAATAATTGACTGATAGTGGGGGGGAACACAAGGGGGGGCAGATGACCGAGATTGTGAAGCTTACCGATAAACAGACTGCATTGGTGGATACACTTGTAGCAACAGGCTGTAGCATAACAGAAGCAGCAAAGCTTGCTGGGTACGCTGATGGCGAGTCCGGTAGAGTGAGTGCTAGCAAGGCTTTGCGGACAGGTCATGTCCAGCAGTACATGATGCAACGGATTGGTGAGAGCCTAGGTCTCAACGCTACGGTAGCTGCGGCTAAGATGCTGAACCTAGCAAGAGGTGCCAAGAGTGAGTACGTTCAGCTTGAGGCTAGCAAAGATATCTTGGACAGGGCTGGCTTCAAGGCACCGGACAAGCACATGCATTTGCATAAGGGTGATATTAGTGTCAGTATAGATCTGAGCTAAATCTGCATTACAGCAGATTTGCTCTGTGGGGTGGGGGCCAAAAACCGCAGTACCTAGTTGGCAAGGTCTCCCTCACTCACATGATAGTTAAAAAAGGCTCGCAAAGGTTTAGATTATTTTTTTTAGTTAGAGGTGCGTCATGATGAAAAGAGCAATAGGTCTTGCTGTTGATATGGGTTTGGTAAGGCCTGTTACTAGCGCCAAGAAACAGTCAGCAAAAACCAAATCGCCTGCTAGGAAGCGCAAGAGTTTAGTGAAGCGTGACATTGTTTATAAGAACGTAAAGAGGCGGGGTCAGATGTAATGAGAAACGATTTTGCGTCTTTTAGGAAAAAACTTCCTACACGTTCATTAGCCGCTTATGACATTCTTACTAATGAGTTTCGTAAGATAGCCGCGCAGCCACAGTATCAAAAGAAACCTGCAAGCAAAAAGCGAAAGTCTTTAATGAGCCGTGACATTGCTTACAGGAATGTTAAGACAAGAGGGCAGATGTAATGTGTGTTGGTGGCGGTGGTTCTGTTCAAGCGCAACCTGCTTACAAGGACACAAGTGAAGATCCGATTGTAAGCAAGTATCCGTTGACTGAGGCTCAGAAGAAAGAGAATGAACGGCGTAGAAAGAAGAAGCTTGTCAAGACTGCAAAGACGTTGCTTGGCACCCAAGGCGGCAATGGTGATGGTGATAATGGAATGGGTGGCGGCACTTCTACTAGCGATGGTTACGGTAGTGTTGGCGATGCAAGTGGCGGGATGGCACAAGTGTAATGGCACCTAGGACACCAGCATGGACAAGAAAAGCAGGCAAGAACCCCAAAGGTGGTCTCAACGCTGCCGGACG